CATAAATCCGTGTGATGTAACCAAGATACGTCCATCTTCATATCCTAAACCATTGATGTGGTTTTTCATAATTGAGATTTTTGTTCTTGTTGCTATTTTAACTTTTCTCTTATCTTTAGTGATTGAGATTTTAGTTGTACCCGCTCCTTTTTGATTACCAAATAAGAATACGATACTTGAGTTTAACCAAATTGCTTCTCCACCTTTTGCTTTAATCTTTGGTTGTCCGAAAGGATTATCAGGTAATTCTACCCAAGGCTGGTTTACAATGATTAACGTGTTCGTATAAGGTTTATCTGTTCTTCTTGAACCTGATATACGTTGGTTGATACCCATTCCAATTTTGTCAGCTAATACCGACGCATTGTGTTGTTTACCACCTTTACCATCGTAAGTCATCTTACATGGAACCGAACCTACTGAATCCCATAAGATTAATAAATCGTGAGGTAAATCTCCTTTCTCTTGTGCATCTAATAGTTCGTTGATATATTCTGTAATTTGTTCGATATATTCAAAATCACTATTGAAAAGGTAATCTCCGTCTTTATTAAATCCCATTAATTCCGCATGATCCCAACTCCATTTTTGTTCAGTGATAACAAATACAGGAACTACTCCTTTCTTTTGTGCATCAACCGCAGCTTTTACAAGTGCCGTAGTTTTACCCGTATCACTATGTCCTAATAACATATTTATATGTCCCATTGCAGGACCTGGAATACCACATGCATCTAAAAATGCATCACCCAAATCGAAAAAACGGTCTGGTTTATATTCCGCCTCTTTTGAGAACTTTTTCTTAATTGCTGAAAAATCTGTTTTTTTAATACCTGCCATAATATTTTGTTTTTACTATAGAACGGCAGCAACATTGATTGCTGCCGAAAAATAGTCATTTTTTAAAAAGGAAGATCATCATCTGATTCCTCACCATCTTGTGGGTCTACCACAGGAGTGGATTTCTTTGGTGATGCTATTACTTCATCAGATGTTGAATTTGAAACCCATTTGCTTGTAGCAGAATCCCAACGAGGAACTTCACCTTTAGCAACCATGTCCAAATAGTCTTCACCTTTCTTAGAATAAACATCAGACCATACTAATTCGTCATTAACCCACTCTTTAGCGACCGAAGCATCCTCGTGTAAAGGACCTGCGTCTTCAGGAATAACTGAATTAATTGTTGTGTATTCTTTACCTGTACCCGCTTTAGTTAAGGTCAAAGAGATAATCATATCTCTACCTTTTTCGGTATCGGTAATATCACCTTTGTTTCTGAAAATTGGGAAGATTTTATCAATTACACCATCTCCCTTTGCATTGTGTTTGAATCTCCAAAACTTAACTCCATCATTTTCATGGTCTCTATCTATCACCTTTACGATATAGAATTTACGAGAACGATATTGACGAGCCAATTCTCTGTCAGCTTCAACACCTGTTGCCCATAATGCTTCATAAACCTCATTTAATGGGGAACGTTTTCCTTCTTGTTTTGGGTCGTATAACTTAACCCATTTTCCATCTACTTGAACTTCGTGGAAATAAACCTCAACAAACGGAGAAGAACCGTCTTTTGTTGGTAAAATTCTAATTCTTCTTTCTTCACCTTTAGAACCCTTAGGTAATACGGTTGTGAAATACTTCTTCATTCGGTCCTCTTGGGATACCTTGTTTGCATTGCCACTTGTGGCGTTTTTGTTTTTCTCGTACTGTGCAAGTACTGCGTCGAATGTACTCATAATGTAAAATTTAATTATAAAATTGTTATAATAAAATATACATAAAAAAACCCAGATTAGGAAATCTGGGTTGAAAATAATTTTTAATTTTTTTTATTCTAATGTTAATAGATAACCTAATTTTCTAAATAAACCAATCATCTCATCTCTTACGTTTAATAAATTGGTATCTTTTTCATCAAATTGTTGTGTATATTGATTTAAAGCTTCTACTACTTTATCTATCATATCTTTAATTTTGATTTCACTCAAATTAAAAATTTCAATTGTTTTAGTATCATCTTCAAGTTTAAATCTACCATATTTTCCCATGGCCTCTTCAACAAATGTATCAACTAAATCATACAAAGCATCTAAAGTTTCATCCAAAGCTTTATGTTTTGCATAACCTTTAGTTTGCCAATGCATCACCTTAAGTTGTGATTGAAGACCTAAAAAGAAATTTACGTTAGTATCTAGTCTCATAATAATGTTCGTCCTCTTTTTTATCAGGATTAAATGAACCTTTTATTTCAGGTGCTTGATAATTTTGAACATCATCTTTAGTTAAAACATATTCATTTTTACCGCTTGCTCTCATTTCACCTTGTTTATGTGCAAAGAACTCTTGTGGTTTTTCGTTAAATGGATATGAATCTAAAGAACGCATTTCCAATTTTTCTTGAGGTGTTTGTGGTTTCATTTGTTGAACTTCACTACCTAATTGGTCAATTCTACTCATCAATTGGTCCATTTCACCTAACTTAGATTCTAAGTCATTAAGTTTAGTGAAAACATCATCCATTTTAGAAATTACCTCAGTATTGTCGTTTTGTTTGTTTTCAATATCCTTTTTAACACTTTTAACCATATCCACTAAATCAGTGATATCAATTTCTTCTGTATCACCAGCTGGTGGTGTATCTGTAGGAGCATCTAAACCTGCAGGTGCATTTGGGTCTGCCGCAGGAGCGTCAGTTGGAGGTGCATCTGTTGGAGGTGGTGGAACATCACCAGTTGGTGGTGCCGCCGCATCTGTTGGAGGTGGTGGAACGTCTTGTTCCATTATCATTTTTTTACTATATTTGTTAATAGCATTAAAACGTTTTACTTCTTCTAATAATTTTTTCTCTAACATGGCTTAATCTTGTAATAATTGTCTACCGTCGTTTGTAACGTATTTTTTATTTATTCTTTCTACTATTCCGTCTTTTTCTCTGATTGTATAACATTCCCCTGTCATCAAATCACATTCTTCTCTTTCCATACCGTCATTTGATACATTTTTAACCTTTTTAGGATTTAAAAACTGGTCTACGGTACTATTTAATCTATTATTTTCCATATAGGTTTTTTATATAAATATCCCAATTATTGTATTATTCTTATAATAATTTGAAATAGACAAAATCACCATTATTGATTTTTAAATCTTTAGCTAGTTGATACGATAACCCAATACCATATTCACTTGACGCGGGACCGACATTAATAGGTCCATTAATGTCTTTTGATATATCGATAATTAATGGTGAGGTCATTATTACAAATGTATTTTTTCCATCATATGGGTTTTTCATATGAGTTTCTAATTTCATAATATTTTCTGCGGTAATCTTATTTAAGTCAAATCTTGTAGAATAAAAATATCCTTTTGAATTTTTTAAATTTGACCATGTTATCTTTTTACCATGTCCAATACTATTTTGATTTAAATCTAAACTTGATAAAATATTTCTATTAGACCTATTCAAAATTTGCATTTCAATTTCATTATTAATTTGATATTCTGTTGATCCCATAACGACTGCTTTGGTTTTTAACCATTTATCACCAAATTTATCTGTTATATATTGAATATATTTTTCACCTTTATAACCATTATATGGAATACCGTAATTTGTGGTATTAATTTCAGATATTAAAGTTTCACCTGGTGGTGATGGTTTAGTACCTTGGTCAACAGTTGCTGAATTTGTTGGGGTAGATACACTTTGTTCAGTTGTAGGTTGTGGATTTATATCCTGTTTAAATTGATTAGTTCCTTGTGTAATAATTGAATCAAATAATGATTTATAACTTGACGTAAATGAATCTTTAAAATCAGGTAGTGCATTAGTCGGTATTCTAGTTCCTTTAAATGTTGTTGTCATTTTTGAACCTTTAATACTATGACTTACATCTGTAATCCAATATGTACCCGTGAAAATTGGTATATTTTTTAAATAGAAATACATAGTTGGTTGTATCATTACGTCACCCATCATTGTAATTTCACAACTATAAGACGCTTGTTTATAAACATCATATAAATTTGTGTCTATTTGTGCAGCTGCGGCACCTGTCGCAGAACGACCAATATTTTCAAAAACTCTAAATGATTCTGTTGTATTTTTAATTGTGTCTTGTGAAACCTGAATACCTTTAAATAATCCTTGATTTTGGTCACCTACACCAACTTCAAACGCCACAACTCTATTTGATTTTTTTAAATTTTCAATAGTGTATTTGTCAGGGTTTGTAATAAACAATGGGTTTGGTGTTCTTTGACCAATATTAAAACTATCATTATTAAAGTAATACTTATCACTTATTCCACCCATATCAGGATTTTTAGAAGTTTCATTAATATATTGAATGACTACTTTTGGTG